GGCCATGCAGTCTACGAAGCGCGTCTTCCTCTCTGATCTGTCCCATCGGATCATCGGGGAAGCTCACTTCCTCCTGCACCTCGGCGGTCTCTTCAGGCATTTTACTATCTCCTAATAATGCTTTGCGGTTACGTATTTAATACGGAGCACCCACCGCATGGGGGCGATTCCGTCTACTGAAATGTCCACCACTTCGGAAGCTCATGGTGATATATCTCCACGTACGTCCAGCCTCTTATAGAGATCTTTAGCTTGTTTCTTTGCCTCTTCCCGCTGTCGGCGGTTCTCGCTGAAGCTCACGCCTCGCAAGGGCTGTTTACCCAACATCTGGGCGTGACTATTCTTCATGTTTTCATCGCACAGACGCGCCCCACCGCGCTTGTCGCCCGCTTCCTGGCGCCCTTCGATCTTCAAGATCTGCTGCAATTCCCTGCGCCCATGCACATCGCAGTCTAACGCCTCATTATAGTGAGCATCGAATGGCTGAAAACCTTGAGCCGCAGTAAAGGGGAATTGATATTCCGCAGAAGGATAGTAGCACTTCGGACAACGCCGGGCTTCGAGGCGATCTTCGTAATCCACAAAGGCCACGTGGGTATACCCACAAGCGCATTTATAGTCGTATCTTGGCATCACATGGCCTGGGCTTCGCCCATAATAGCCGCCTCGTTAGGCAGTGGCTCGTTGAACTGTTGGGGCGCCGCAGGACCACCCATAGACCCATTTGGGATATTGGCCTCAGCTGTCATAGCCTGCAAAGCCGCAGGATCGCCCTGTTGCGCCTGGTTAATAGCAGGCCAGAACTCTTCGGGGTTGGGGATCTCGTAACCTCGGATAAGCAACTGTTCGGCAATCTTTGGCAAGTTCGGCGGCGCCATGCCCGCAGCCATGCTGATCTCCACCATCCCGCTCAACAGATTCAGCAAGTCGAGCCACTGCTTCTTTTCCACAGCCAAAGCCGTACTGACACTCGATATGTCAATATCAAAGCGATACTGGCCCTGGACCATTTCGCTTGTAACTTCAGCAACCTCCTCCGTATTCGGATCTATAAGGATTTCTTCTTTAGGTCTGAATTGGGTATGCAAGGCCCAAAAGTCTTCTGCCGTGCCGATCTGGTACTGCTCCAACTCATCGCTTCGCATGGCCTCTCGAGCGGTCGTCCGACGTTCCCTAATAGCCGCCTCGGTAGCAGTATCGTTGTCCTCTGCCCCTGCCCCTGAAGGCGCTCCGGCAGCTTCAAAAAACTCCTGCTTGGCCTGTGCTATAAAGTTCATCTTCTCAGAAGAAATCTGAGGCCACGGCACGGCCTGTATCGCTCCCGCACCTTGCCTCAAGCCCGGCACTGCAATAGCCAGGTCATCACTCGACTTCATACCCAAGTCCATCATATCGGGATCGATGATGTCCGAATCATACACAAGCATATTTTTCTGTTTACGCATAACCGACAACCAGCTGTCCCGCATTTCATCCGACAACAGCTGCATGTTGTCGGCACCCGCCAACGCAAGTATCGGCTTCTGCAGCCACTGCTTCGGAGATTTCAAAAAGCTCAACACCCGGCAGGGATAACCTCTCAGGCGTTTATAGGGCCATTCGTCATCATGCCGCAAGATCACACCCTCGCCCGTCGAACGTCCGTCTCGCGCTGCCCCCTGTTCCGCTACCACGATCAGCAAATCTCTCTTGCGGCCTGGGGGTATCGGAAAACCCTTGGCCCAGATCTCCCATAAGACTACCAGGCCAAAGTCGTCGTCTGCCTCCGTAGGACTCAACGTCGGATCTCGATCTGGTGCCCCCGCAGGTCTTGTCGTAGGCTGCAGGTCTTTTAGGGCGCTCTTCTTGTAGTTGGGATTGGACTTGACCTGTTCCAGTGTCCTAACACAACGGAAGGCGATCCAGGTGCAGTTGTGGGGAACATCGTCAGCCAATGGATCAAACCGGAAGTCTTCGGACTTTACCCACAACCCCCAGGGTTGGTCGATCTTTACATCACTGGAAGGTTCTGAAGATTCCTGATTCTGGATGGCATCATGCTCGTCCATGTGCAGGGCAATAACATTCTCTTTTATATCATCCTCAATACCGGGATCGTCCAATAACAACTGGTGTTCCTTGTTGTGGCCTGTATGGTCTTGTTCAGGCGTCACCTTGGTGATCTGGCCCGTAGCCAACAAGAGTCCTTCTTCTTCGGGTTCATCAATAACCAGGTCACTAAAGTCGCTTAGTGTCTCTTCAGCCCCTGAAGATTCCCAGCCTTCTTTCTTTACACCAAACGGCCCTAAATACGCATCAAGGAGAACCCGCTTGTCATGCTTCTTCTGGTTGGTCTCTTCCATCCAGTAATTCACTACATTGCTAACCGTATTGGCACCTTTTATAGAACCTAACTTCTTTGGCCTGACCCTAAACTTGGGATCCCTGTGTAGCAAGTTGGCTATGGACTGATCCACCCAGGCGAAGGTATGCGAAGGCTTGGTTCGCGCTATATTCTCATTCCCCAGACTGGAACCGTCCAATGCCTGAGCACGCAAGGTCGCAGCTTCGTTCTCATACAGTAGTTCGATGCGCTTCTTTACTTCGAAGAACGGCTCGAGTACCGCCGTGCTAAAGTCGATCTTGCGCAGCCAGTAGTTGGCGCGCTGATTATTCTTTGTTGGATAGGCCACTTATTTCCACCGTTCGACTATTTAAGGCTGAGGTAGCATTAACAAGCACTGTTTTATTAGGTATTCCACCCTAGACGACATATCTGTCTGTAATGCTCCCGGCTCCAGTATGGCCAAGCGTACCTCCTCCAGGTTTATGAATATGCGGTTCAATTCCTCAGTAGTTGGATAGGCCATCTAATACTTTCGGGGCATAGATACGTAAGATGTTACGTAGATCTACGGGGTTTAAGGTAGATAAACTAATACATAGGCTAAATAGCCGGAGGTAGTCCTTCCTCATGGATTCCCTACCAGAAAAGTCCTGCGCCCACCGATACCCTGGCGCTGACGCCATCGCATCTTTTCCATATCTTCATAGCTGGCAGCCTTCGGCTCTTCTTTCACCTTGCGGTACGCCTTGCCCATCTTGTCCAAATGCCTCCCAAACAAGGACATGACATCTACCTGGTCGTCGTGGACCCCATGCGGAAAACGTAGTAGTTCTCGCAAAAGGTCATCCGTCCAGGGCGCATCTCGCGGCAAGAACACCTTCCCATGTCCTGTTCGAGCGCGTATGCCCTGAGCTTTGACGTCCTTTTTACCCGCCGCAGGGTAGTCATGTACTGTAGCATAGGCTCCCTCTTCCACAATCCGCTTGTTCAGAAAACCCACAATACCTTGATCCACAGCGGCCTTTTCGTATACGTAATCACGCGGTTTGTGCTTCTCAATAAGCTCCAGAGCGACATCTACAGCATCATGGGGCTCAACCTTGGCGCGCCACCAATCTACCACGTAGAGATCATCCGTTTCTGGGTCTACCAGTGCTACGCCGTGCACCGCCCAATCGCCGGTGCCGTGGGTCAGGCAGTAGTCGCTGGCCAGCATCTTGTAGCCGAAATCTGGACGATCCGCCCAATCGTACCATTGGAACATATCCCGCCTAAAGTACCCATCCTTGCCCGGCACAGGATCCAGCAGGATCTGGCACCCGAAGTTGTAGTCCGTCATCTTGATGCGACGATCTTCCAGCCATTCTTCGCTATAGAGAACGGGGCGACCCGTTGCAGTCCCATCCTCCGTGCCGGGGTAGATACGGGGTATGGCGGCCTTCCGCTCGAGGATCGCCCCGTATGTGTCTGCATCGTCGTATCGTGTGCCCGCATACCGCTCCGTTCCCCCGTCTTTCCCCAGGTTAACGCTCAATTCCCAGCTGTTGGTCGTTTTTACCAGCATGTGATCCGTTACGCTGTCCTGGGTTACTACGTCATCGTAAACGAGATCGTCAAAGTGCGACCCGGTGGGCATGTTATCGACCAAGCCGTAAGCTTCGAGCGTAGCCTCTTTGGGATTTCCATTACGACGCACAACCAGTCCCTCATTCTCCGACCATTTGGGA